TCAACAAGTCTTTGTCACTCCAAATTTTTTGCAAGACCCTCCAGTCTGTTCTGGGTTCATAATAGAAACCCTCCGTGCTTGCGTGAGTATAAAGCTTGACAAGTCTTTTGTAGCCTTTAAGGTTTTTAGCAAAAACTACAATCTTACTGTTTGAGTTTAAGCTGTCTTCATTTTTATCTTTAAAATCGTCGCAAACGGTAAATCTTAGGCCATAATTAAGCTTGACACCCAAGTCTGCGCAATTTTTATTAGCTTGTAGAAATCCAGAAAAATGATCTTCTACTAAAAACAGTTCCTTTAATTCTGCTTGCTTTAGCAGCGGAAAAATAGAATCTGGGAAATTATCTGTATTCTCTTCTTTATTTTCTAACGTCAAGATACTTCTTCCAAAAGAAAAGTGACTCTTGAATAACGGTAGGCAAAGCATATTTTGTATTATTATTTTAATCTAGGAATTCGTCAAGTTCTTTTTCGTCGTCAACGTCGTCACCGTCGTCTTTCAATAATTCATCTTTTTTGAATCTTGGGCAACCGAGATACTTCATAATAGAAACAGAATGGTCATCTGGAATGTCCATTACTGCCTCAGAGTGAAGTTCTGTTCTTACTATATCACCTTTTTGGTCTTTGACAACAAAATATTCGAAAGGAAATTTGAATGAACAATGCCACATAATCGAGCCATCTTTTTTAAGATGGCCGGGGTATTCTGCTCTACCGCACTTCAAATTTTTGCAGAAGCCTTCGTTTTTTGTTGGGTAACCTTGGTCAACAGCAAAATTAGAAATAGCTTGTTCATAATCAAAGTTGTTTATTTGCTTATAATACTTTGGAAGGATATCCTGAAAGTTATTTAATTCGTCCTCAGAAAACTCCATTACTATTTCTGGGTCATCTGGGAATTTTAAAAACAAAAATTTAACTTTAACGCTTTTTAACTTAGGCCACATTTGTTTAGCCGCTAGAACATAAGATTTGGCTTGAACATTATTGTTTAAATCTTCTCCTTCAAATTTTCTTTTGCTAGTTTTATAGTCTGTAATTATTGCTTCTGTTCCTTTTTTGTAGAACACTGTTTTGTCAATAAAACCTAATATGCTATAATCGTCTTTCTCTAATTTGAAATCAGTTTCTGCAATTGGATGAGAGCCGCCTTTTCCTAGGAAGTCCTCATTGAGTCCAACAATGATCATTTGATCACACATTTCAAAATGATCTTCATTTTCGTCGTCTATCAATTTGAATTTTTTCAAATAAATATTGACCATTCTTGTCACAGCTTTTGAAGCAGTGATAGTTTGAGCTTTTACAATTTTATTGAAATGCCTAGAGTGCCTTTTATTTGTCAGGCATTCTAACACAGCATGGCACGTTGTACCTCTGTCTGCTCCAGAGTTGCCTTCTTCTGGCAACTTTAGAACGTATTTGCAGTAATACTCCCAACTACAACCTTTGAGAGTCTTTATTCTTGAGGCGGATAAATATTTTTTGCTTTCAGCCATTGTTGTATTTCTTCCTTGTTCATTTCGCCAAAATCATTTTTGGTAGGTAGAGCTACTTTGATTTGATTTTTATCAAAGAATTTTAAAAGTTTAAAATAAAGTTTTTTAGCCGCTTGATTTCCAGCTTGGTTTTCATCATTGTTAAAAGATATATAAATAGTATCCAAATCCATTCTTATGAACAGATTTAAAAGAGAGTTGTTTATATCTAGACCAAAAGTAACAGCAGAATTTTTGACTCCAGATTGCCAAAGGGATAGCATGTCACCAACACTTTCTACCAATATGACGCTTTTTGCGTTTAAGACTTCTTTTTTATTAAAGTAAAGAGGGTAAACCCACTTAGATTTGTCTCCCAGATGCTTCCATTTGGCTTTTTTTGTTCCGGTGAGATCCCTACCAGTAAAACCTACTATCTGCTTTTTAGAATTGAAAATAGGAAGCACATATCGGTCTTTCATTCTTCCTTCTTTGGCTACACCGCCTTCAAATACGCTGACAGTCTCTTCGTTGATATTTCTAGTCAACCAGTAAGAATGATCTTTTTCAAGCTTGTCTAAAAGTTCTGAAGGGAAGACCTTTAATTCTTCCAGTTTCTCTTTCTCGATACCAGAAGACTCATATTGCCAATTTCTATTCTTTAGATACTCTTCAGCTTTTGCATCATCGAGATTGAGGGTTATCTTGATTAACTTGTCAAAAGAGCCGTGTTGATTTGTTTTAAAATCATACCAATAACCAGTATCTTTTTTGATACTAAGAACATTGTCGCTATCAGAATCCCTGTAAAGAGGCTTGGTTCTGAATTCTCTACCGACATCTCTGAGTCTATAACCAATAGATGTCAAAATTTCTTTAACATTAGTCTCCAAGTGTTTCCTCCATATCGTTGAGTGGTTGACTTATATTTACTCTACCGTCTTCAAATTCTACTATATCACGAAGTGATCCTTGTTCGACCACATTAAAATTGTCGATGTTGAAATTCAAAAAGTTAAGACACCATCTTTCAACTGTAGTGGGTTCACCTCTTACTATTTCTTCTACTCGTCTTCTAACTAAATCTTGATGCCCAGCAGCATCTTGTCCTTGAAATCTAGTTTTTGTGGGAACTAATTTGTGAGTACCAAACTGCTCTCCATCTGAAGCAATCTCGTCAAGCGTTTTGCGCCTAAAAATAGCAACAAAGCTAGCAAACCACTGTAGTCTGTCTGACAGTGAAATAGCAGAGCTATCATCAACAATATCAGAGCCTCTCCTGTTTTGGTTTTCACCACTACGGTTCAACTGAATCGCCGTGAAAAGTGGGGCATTGATTTCTTCAGAGATCTTTTTCAACTTATCAATTTTGTCTCCAATAGCTTGATGTTCTGCCCAGTTTTGACCAACTCTTTCTCCTGTCATTTTTACATAATCATAAATAATCATGCACTTTTCGTCTTTTTTGATTCTTTGGAGATGCCATCTTCTGATAACAGAAATAATTTCATCAACATCTTTGTTGCCAGCTTCAAAATGATAAAATTTAGAATCATTGAATTTAGAAAAACTTTCTTCTACCTTTTCTCTGTATTCATCATTCGTTTTCCATTTTCCAGTTTCAAGATACCAAAGAGGAACACCAGACAACGATGCAGCGAGCCTAAATTGCTGCTCTGCATTGCTCATCTCGGTATCAAGATATAAAACATGGCAATTATTAATTCTAGATACATTAACCCCAAGGCTCATCAAGAAACTCGACTTTCCTTGTCCCGGTCTTGATGCAATTGCATAAAGATTTCCAGATCTAAGTCCTCCGTACATTCTATTAAATTCAGGAAAAGGAGTTTTTAATCCAGTGTCGTCAACTGGATTATTTGCTCTATCTATAATTTGATCTTTTAGATTCGCAAAAATATCTTTTGGCGCATCATTTAAATCAAACTTAAGAGCAGTAGAATTGTATAAAGCGTCTGCTTCGGCAACAATCTTGTCTAAATCTTTGTTTCCAGATTTAGATACGGTCGATTTAGCTTTCTCTAAGGTAGTACATAGCTCTCTCTTGACAGAAAGCTTTTTAAGCTCGCTTGCGGCTTCTACAGCAGCCTTTTTAGACGGCTTGATGAAGCAGACACTTTCTACATAAGCAGGAATATCCGAAATGTCATTGAATGATACTCCAAGATTTTGAATTTTTTGAGATAAAATTACTTGATCGACGGTTTCGCCTTTGATCAGTTTTTCTCGTACAAGTTTAAAAATAACTTCATGAATCTTGAAATAGAAGTCTTTTTCGGAAATCAAACTGTCGATCTCAGCAAATGTCTCTGGATTTTTGATAGCTCCAGATAAAACGTGTCTCTCAAGCTTTTGGGAGTACAAACTAGTCATGAAGATGTAGTATGAGCGACTTTTGAGAAAAAGTCAAGAAACTTCGTCGTCCTCTTCGTCGTCGCCTCCATCTTCGCTAGGAGATGGCGAAGAGGCTTCGCTCATGGCTATTTGATAATTCATGTTTTGAAAAGTCTTGCTGCAAATATCGATATAGTTTTGCAAAGCCAAGGCGCACATTGAGTCATCAAAGTTAGAAAAAATTTGAGGGTTTTTATCTATATCAAAATTGAACAAGACAAAACCACCGTTTGAACATTCGTTCACTTGTTCTAAAACTGCCTTTGGAAATACAAATTTCTCCACAAAATATTTTACACAAGTTAAAGTAAAACGCCAAACTTATGTTCGAACCAATCTTTTGATAATTTTTTTATATCTTTTTGATATATTTCAATCACCTTGAAGCTGTTAGCTTCTAGCCACTCATATTTTTGCGTGTCTCTAGAAATAGAATTTAAATAATTTTCTCTTGAGTTACTATGAAAGAATTTGTTGAACTTGATGTGTTGGTCCCCATGAACTTCTACAGCTTGCATTCTAGAGGCATTTAGGATATCAACCTTGAGTCGAGTACCGTAAACCGGGAACTCTTCATAAACCACGCAGCCAGACCAAAATTCACGCAAAAAATCTTTGACTTGTTTTTGCATTTTTGATCGTGAATCTGCGTTCCAATTTATGATGTATGGACTAACATTTTTATTTGTTAACCTACCTCTTACATTATACAGCCTCATGAAAATGTAGTCTTAAAATGCTCATAATAATAATCCACCAAGTCCTTTCTTTCTGACAAGTATGCCAAAGCCTTGGGTTCACCTTGAAACTGATTTTTGACACCTTTGATTCCAGCTTTTTCAAGTTGCTCAAGAGCGTCTTCATCAAACTTAAACCAAGCACCACTTTTATTCAAGAATCCAAATTGCTGTAAAACCTGTAAAATTTCATATTCCACCCAAACAGTGTTACCGCCTTTGGTGCCATATCTTACTGGATAGCTTACAGTCTTGTTGGTTTTTTCATTTGGACTTTTCTTGAAATTGATTCTGCAAAAATGACCAATGATTTCACCCTTTGGATCTGCATCAGCAGATTCTGATTTTGGGCCTCTAATTCTACAGCTTTCGGTATTTTTGTCCATAAACTCAAAAATCCAATCTGAATAATGCAAACCAGCATTGCCGCCAGAACTTTGAGTGATGTTATTTGGGTCTTTCTTTTCGTATTGATTGAGTTGAATCTTACTTCTGTTTTGATGAATCAAAATGCACACATGACCGAGCTTTCCGAGTTTTAGGGTCATGCGCTTCAAAAATTCAGAAGTAAGCAATGCTCCACCAGCTACTTTTACAGCTTCTTGAGTGCCTTTGTCGAGATCCTCTTTTCTTATGCATCCATCTACACTGTCAATAATAAAAAAATACTTGGTTTCTTCTGGATTGTTGTTTACAAGTTCGCGCATTGTGTCGATAACAACTTCGTAAACATTGGTTTCAACAACGTACAGCTTTTCTGGGTTCAAGCCGTGCCTTTCAAGCATCTTTTTGCTCAGTCGCCCTTCGGCTTTAAAATATACAACAAAACCGTTTTCGACTGTTTCTTGATGATTCTTTGCGAAAGTAAGCGCACAAGAAGTCTTTCCTGATTCCGTGCCACCGGAAAACCTAGCCAAGCCGGGGCCAAGACCACCTTCCATTTCAATATCTAACTTCAAGCTGCCACTAGAAACTCTGTAATCAACTTCTTTTACAAAGTTATAAACGTGGTCTTTTTTATCTTTTTGCTTGAGAATGCTATCTAGTTTTTCTTTTACATTATTCATAATTCGTATTTCTTAATCTGCTTTTCTAAAAACTTTTTACCTGCCCCGTCAAAAAAGAAACTCAATGTTCTTATTTTTAACTCTGGATTGTCCGCTACCATTTGGCTCCAAAGCTTTGGTTTCTTATATTCTGAAAGAAGCTTTTTAGCGTAGAGTAATTCGGATTCTGTTTCTTTGAGATCAAAGAGTTTCACTAATTGCCTACATGCATCTG